CGCCGTTCTCGGCAAGAACGTCCGTGAGTGGGAAAAGCAGATGAAGTGGCTGCGCCGCGAGGTGTCCTCGCGTATCGAGGCTGGCGGCAAGCTGCTGGTGATCGGGACGCGCATCGCCCCTGTGGACCTCTACTCCGAGCTGATGAACCCGGACCACTACGCCAACGGCAAGGTCCCCTGGACGCACTTCGCCTCGCCGGCCATCCTGGAGGAAGGCCCGGACCACCAGCACCAGACGCTGTGGCCCTACTCTGACCGCCCCTGGCAGGAAGCAGGGTCTGAGGACACCTGTGACTGTGAGCAGGAGTCCTGCTCTCTGGGCGAAGAGACTCCCGAGGGAACGAAGATCTACCCCCGCTGGGACGGGCTCCACCTGGACATCGGGCCTCGCGCGGACAACAACGCCGCTGAGTGGGCGCTGATCTACCAGCAGACCTCTCTGCACGAGAACATGACCTTCCCGCAGTTCGCGGTAGAGGGGTCGACGAATACTCGTCGCCTCCCTGGTCGCCTTGATGCGGAGAACCAGGACCACCCCCGTGGGGGTATGCACAACATGTACGTGTTCGGTGGGTGTGACCCTTCGGTGAAGGGTTTCGCCGGCTTGGTCGCGTACGCCGTTGACAAGACTACGCTGAAGCGTTATCTCCTGGCAGTGCGGAACCTGAAGGCTCCTACTCCTGCTTATCTCAAATCTGAGATGAAGGAGATGACGGAGATCTATGACATCAACGAATGGCGCGTCGAGAAGACGGGCCTGCTCCAGTTCTTCACCCAGGACGAAGAGCTTCGCTCCTGGATGACGCAGAACGGCATCAAGTTCAAGGAGCACCTGACTACCGGGCAGACGAAGTGGGACCCCACCTACGGTGTGGCCTCCATGAGCACCCTGTTCGGAGCCTGGGAAGAAGTCACCGACGAAAGAGGCCGTGCCTCTGGTGGTGGTTGGACCTGCCGTGTGGAACCGCAGATCGAACTGCCCAGGCCGATCACTCAGCCCATGCAGGCGCTGGTTCACCAGCTCGTGACGTGGACACCTGAGACCGATCCGAAGCGAATCCCCTGTGACCTCGTGATGGCGCTCTGGTTTGCAGAGACCGGGGCCAGGGAAATGACCGCTCGTGAAGGGCGGGGGCAACGGAGTTTGAACCCATTCAAGAATGCACTGAAGTTTACAAGCGCGCGTGACCGCAAAAACCGACAATGGTGACCAGGCGGCATCCACGACAAGCGCAAGTAATGTTAGGAACCCGCCTTGAGCGATCTGGTAAGGATCAAGAAGCGCCTCGATATGATGCGCGAACGTGCCCGAGGTCGGGACAAGCGTCAGAAGGACGTTCTCTCTATTCGTGCCGGGGACTACGAAGCCGTAGCTCCTGGGATGATCCCGGAGGGATTCCCTCGTGCGCTGGTGTCCAACCTCATTGACACCTGTGCCCGCGACATCGCTGAGGTCATGGCACCTCTGCCGAAGGTGGACTGCGCCTCTTCGTCTCAGACGAGTGAGAAGGCGCGTAGGTTCGCCCAGCAGCGGAGCCTGATCGCCAACTCCTACATTCAGACTTCGCGCCTCGCGGATCAGATGTACTCCGGTGCCGACAAGTACGGCTCCTTCGGCTACATGATCTACAAGGTTGAGCCTGACTTCAAGAACAAGCGCCCGGTCATTGAGGTCAGCGAGTCCCTGGCAACCTATTGGGTACAGGATCATCGCCACAACGTGCGCGAGATCGCTGAGGTCTTCCGCTACAAGTTCGATGAGCTGGCTGAGATCTACCCCGAGCACGCAGGGGAGCTTGCCAGCAAGCGGGACACCCGCGAGGACGACGTGGATGTTGTCCACTGGCAGGACAGCAAGACGCAGATGATCTTCGTCCCCGAGTACAACCTTGTGCTGGACGAGCTTCCTCAGCCCCTTGGCCGGCCCCTGGCCCGGATCGTGGAGCGACCCCGCCTTGATGCTGAGGTTCGCGGTCAGTTCGACGACGTGATCTGGGTGCAGGTGGCACGAGCCATGATGGCCTCGTACACGATGCTCGCCGTTGAGAAGAGCGTGAACGCTCCGCTCGTGGTTCCCAACGACGTGACCCAGATCGACTACGGCTCGTACGCAACTCTCCAGACGGACAACCCTGGAGGCGTGGCGCAGCTCCCGCTGCCCCTGCCCAACGGGCTCATCCCGGAGCAGAACATCCTGGCCCAGGAGCAGCGCGTTGGTTCGCGCTACCCCGAGGGCCGTACAGGCTCGATGAACGCCAGCATCATCACAGGTGCAGGTGTTGAGGCCCTGGCGGGAACGTTCGATACGCAGGTCATGACCTTCCAGCGACTCAACGAGTCGGCCCTGGAGGACGTGCTCAGCATGTGCTTCGAGCTGGACGAGAAGCTGTGGCCCGGTCGCGAGAAGTCGGTGCGCGTGAAGGACGACGGTTCGCCCGTCTCCATCACCTACACCCCGCACAAGGACATTGCCGGCGACTACAGCGCCGATGTGACCTACGGGGCTATCGCCGGCCTGGACCCCAACCGTGCAGCGGTGTTCATCCTCCAGGCCATCGGCGGCGGGCTGATGTCCAAGAAGACCGGCAGGCAGTACCTCCCCGTCGACTTCGACCGCGAAGCGGACGAGCGACAGCAGAACCTGGAGATGATCCGCGAGTCCATCACTGCCTCGGTGGCGATGCTCGCGCAGGCGATCCCCGGAATGGCCGCACAGGGCCAGGACCCACGACAGGTCGTGGAGCAGATCGCAGAGCTGGCGAAGCGCATCGAGAAGGGGGACACCCCCGAGTCGGCAGTTTCGAAGGTGTTCGCGCCTAAGCAGAAGCCTGCTGAGCAGCAGGCCGCAGCCGTGGACCCGATGCAGGAACTCATGGCAGCCGCCGCAGGCGGTGGTGCCGGAGCGCCCCCAGAGATGGGTGGCGGAGGAGCGCCGTCCCCAGGACAAGAACTCCTGGGAATGGCTGGACTAACAGCGTCGGGTGACGCCAACTTGCAGGCCACAATGATGGGCCCGCTCTAAACAAGAAGGAAAGCGTATGACTGACAAGTTCTTCACCTCGGAAAAGGGCGACATGGAGGGTGCTAAGGAGAAGGCACCGGCCTCCAGCGGAGCCCCGAAGACCGGTTTCGACTCTGCGCCCAAGGGCCGTCAGATGGAGTTTGAGCCGACGTTCGGTATCGGCGGCACCGGCAAGGGTGCTTGCTGACGTATGGCTGACGAGGTTGAGGAGAGCGGAGACTCGCTCTCCGTCTCTTTCGACCTAGCCGAATACCTCCCCGAGGGCTCGCTCTCGCTGGGGTTCATCGGTGTCGCCAAGTTCCTTGATGGCGATGGGCGCGAGCAGGTCGCGTACCTAGAGGGCGGTCTCAAGCACTGGGAGCGCCTAGGCATCTTGGAGTTCGCGCATCAGCGCGTGGAGCAGCGTAATGCTGCTTATTTCGCAAGCCTTTACGGTCCCCTCAGCAATGAGGAAGACGACGATGAGGATGACGACTAATGCCTCGCGGTGGATATCGAGAGCCGGCCAAGCCGGCTGCTCCCGGTTCTTCTGGTCCCGGCAAGTTCTCTAAGCGAACGGATGGCGGAGTGGCCGCTAAGCAGCAGCTCCCTGACGCCAAGTATGGCGAGCAGAAGGACTTCCAGGAGATTCAGGGTGGTGCCCCCCTTGGGGGTCCTGCTCCGGCCCTGACGCCCCTGACTGCGCCGTCTGCTCGTCCTGATGAGCCGGTCACGGCTGGCGTTGATGCAGGCGCTGGTATCGGCGCTTCTGCCGCTGGTCTCGCTCCGCGTGACCCCGGTGACGAAGACCTCGCGCGGCTGGCACAGGACGCGGATTTCCTAGACATGATGGCTTCCATGCCCTGGTCCCACCCTTCAACGAGGGCGCTGGCTAGGCGGGTTCGAGCAAAAGCAGGGTAAATGGGTTTCGGAGACTGGGTAGACAACTTCGGTGAGAAGCTTGGCAACACACTGGACAGCGCGAAGGACTTCCTTCTTGCTGGTCCCGGTCTCGCTATTGACCTGACCAAAGCCACCATCGACGGCCCCGGCGGAAAGACTTGGGGCGACGCCCTCAACAACACCGCAAAGAAGCTGCGCGGTGGCGCTGACCTCATCATCGACAACGGCACCATCACCGGCTACGGCCTGAACCAGCTCGCCAAGGGTTCGGAGTACGTGTACCGCAAGGAGATCACTCCTCTCGTTACACAGCCGATGACGTACGCCACGCACGGCATCCAGACCGGTGACTGGAGCCTGGACAACTTCGACGCTGCCGGCGAGGCAAACCAGACAGCGGGAGCTGGCGGTGACGACCTCACCATGAGCCAGTCCATCTCGATGCTGGGCACCACGCTTGGCGGCAAGGTCGGACAGGCTATCGGCACAGGTGAAGGCGACCTGATGTTCGACCCGCTCGGGGAGGACCCCGAGGCGCAGGACTGGGACGACTACCAGGCCCTGCTGCGCAAGCACATGGGGGCAGAGGATGCCATCGCTGCCAACGTCCTGACCGGACTTGGCGATGCTGCTGCTACCTGGTGGGCCGATCCTGCCTACCTGGCGCTGAAGCCTATCGGCGTCCTGCGTCAGATCCGTCGTGATGCACCACTGTCGCCAGAGGCGGCAGCGAATGTCCGCAAGGCGATGGACCGTGCCGTTGACGAGAAGGCCGCTACCTATGGTCTTGGTCGAGTCAAGGGCATCCTCAAGAGCGATCAGGCTGACCGCGTTGAGTCCGTTGTCGGAGTCTTCGATGATGCCGGCAACTACACCCCCGGCTACATCCGGGGCATGAACGCCTACCAGATCCACGAGTCCTTCCCCCAGCTCCGCGAGGCCGCGTACGGCTCGCAGGTTGCAGCATGGCTGGCGAAGACCAACAAGATTGACGACGACGCTACCCGTGTCAACCTCCAGAAGGATCTGCTCGCTGTCACCTACGGCGACCTGAGCGGACTCAAGAACATCCAGAAGCTGCGCGAAGAGGGCCAGCAGTGGGTCTCGGGTTTCAACGATCTGCCTGACATGGTTGACGACGCGATCTCTGGTCGCGTGAACGGCTCCGTCGTCGGACAGGTTGCCGAGGTCTCGGGCCTCACCCCCGCATGGGGTGCCGAGGTTGCCACGATCACCGAGGCCAAGCGCAAGCTCAAGAACATCCCCGGCACCGCTGACGTAGAGCACCTGTTCGGTGCCCTTCAGGACAAGACGCTGGCCCCGGTTGCTGCCGGCAAGCGCGCCCTCGCGCGTGCTGAGGGCAAGGGCCTCGGTCGTGACGGAACCCTGAACACCGGCCTGGACACGGTTGACCGCTACGCGGGCAAGCCGGTCGAGTGGCTGATGAAGAACGGCAAGCGGTTCGGTGACGAACTCGTGGAGAAGCCTTCCGAGTACCTGATGCGCAACGGGCTCATGTCGCCCGCAGTGCGTATCGTCAAGGGCTCCTTCTGGGACCTTCCGCTGAAGACGCTCGGCGCTGGCTACAAGATGAGCGACAAGCTCCGCACGCCGGCTAACCCTGGCCTCATCAACCTGTTCAACACGACCCACATCGGTGGCGTCCTGGACGGCGAGATGCGCCGCGCTGGCCTCGATGACACTGTTCGTCAGGATTTCATGTCCCGGCTCACGTCGGTGGCTGACGGTGACTCGATCACGGCCAAGGCTGTTGTTGAGGATGCCGAGAAGAAGATGCTCTCTTCGCTCGCGCGCAAGTACGACCTGAACGAGGAGTTCGTTGGCGAACTCGTTGACCAGATCCAGCAGCGCCGCACCAAGTTCTTCTCGTCTGTCCAGGACCAGCAGGCCGCTTCGTTCGCCCCCTCGGGCGACATCTCCGGGCGCATGGTTCGCATGGAGGACGGCAGTGAGCGTGCACTTCGCGCTGACGAGATGCCTTCCATTGTGGATGAGGACGGTGTGATTACGTCCTTCGAGCCGTCGCCTTTCTGGGACACGCAGCGCGTGCACGCCACGAGCCTTCTCGACATCAAGGACATTGACCGCACCCTGGCTAAGCGTCAGAAGCTGCTCAAGGATCTCGGTGACGACTGGTACGAGACCAAGCGTGGTCGCTACGGAAAGAAGGCGTACGACGCCCTCTACAACCCTGACGGCCTGGACGCCTCGTACCACGTCAAGACTGCGCTGGACGGACTGAACAAGTACTGGAAGGCGGGAACCCTGCTCCGCATGGGTTACCCCCTGCGCATCCTCGGTGATGACCAGATGCGAATGTTCGCCAGCGGTTACGGCGCTGCGGTGTGGGGCGTGCTCGCCAAGGAGGGTATCCCCAAGGCTCTCGGCAACCGCAACGGTCGCATCCAGAAGGACCTCCTCGCGCAGAAGGCGCTTCTTGAGGATGACCTCCGGGACCCCGAGCTTGTCGGTCGCCTCAAGGCTGAGGTCGATGAGATCCGGAAGCTGAACCGCAAGATCGCTCCGCTTCAGAAGAAGGTCGAGAACCCCTCGACCGTCTCGTGGCAGAGGGACGAGATCTCTCCTCAGCTTGAGGAGATGATCGCTGAGCGCGA